CTTTCTTGTTCAGGTCTCTTTTCTTCATATATCTACTATAACAACAAATGAGCTTTCGAGTCAACGTCGCCGTAAATACTCAAAAGCTCGTTTGTGGCGACGTTAGTTTTTTTAAGCAGTTGCAAACCGCAACTGATATGTCACATTTACTGACTGATTTGTTTGAAGCTGGCTTGTAGCGTATGTGTTTCCACACATTATGCTTCCCGCTTGTGTCGTTGAAACTGCAAAAACTCCCACATTTTGAATAGTTCTATTCGCAGTAATAATGTTGGAATTTAGAGTTCCTACCATCTGCAAAGTCTTCGAAGACACTACAGAAGGGGTCATTGTGAACCTGCAACCAGCCGCATCATCCAACTCACCTGGAAGTGAAGTTGCCGCCGCACCTGGGGCTGTTCCTGTACCAAGAGCAAAGTAAGATGCCTGACTGGAACCAGCAATAGCACCAGCAGATTCAACAATATAATGTTGAAAACCGAGGTTTGTTACAAGGTTCTTAACCCAACCAGAATCACCCACTACTTTGGTTTTACCATCTTCACCATGTTCTTTAACTTTAAGACGATAAAATCCTGCTACATTTACAGCTTCTGTTGCTTTACTCATATCCTATCACCCCCTCTCATGCAAATAAAAAAGGACGCTAATTAAAGCGCCCCACAAGTGAGATAACTAAGGTTATCAATAAATGCCTCTCCTGTCAAATTACTTTAGTCCTAGCCATTTGACAAAGGTGAGGAGCTTTAAGCCCACCTTTTCACCAAATGTTCCTGCTGTTGTGTGAGCTGAGGTCGCTTCGTCCCAGACTGCACCAGCTATGTTGTCAAGATCTCCTTGACCTATGCTGGAAGCAGCATTGAATATCAAACCAGCGGAGTTCTGTGGAATTATCTGAGTTGTCGTATTAGCCAAAATAGCGTTCTCAAGATCAAAGATATTATTATTAGAACCGGCAAGTCTTACTGAATATTGGGTATCAGGGTCAAAAAAAACCTCATAAACATCAATATTGCTGGAATTAGTGCCATTTAATATTTCCACCTTTGGAGCATAAGTAACTCCAGCAACCGTATATTCAGCATTGTGGCTCTGCATATCCTGAAAAACTATTCCGGTTTCTGCTGCTTCTAGTGCCTTTACGTCGTCCCAGAAAGCATCAGTATCTAGTTCATAGAGGGAGCCGCTGATTAAAGTCAAATCAGCTTGCGGTATTTTTATTCTAAATGGTGAACTACTGTAATCAACTGTTATTGCCATGTTTCTTTAAATATGCTCTAATCGCATCTCCTTTAAGACTCTGGCCATTAGCATTAGCCTTTTGTCGTTCTTTGTTTACTTTATTTAACTCTATCTGAACCATCTCATTATTCTCGTCCATAGCCTTCTTTGCCCTCTCTACCATATCTTCTTTCTTGTCTATTAACTTGAGAAGTCCATTTCGTTCCTCTTGAATCAAATAAGCTGCGTGATTCATAGTAGAGGCCAGTTTCTCAAGATATTCAATTTTCTCTTTGTCGTTAAAACCTCCATATAATTTCCCCCACTTAATTTTAGGTGGCTTTTGAGAAATCAAATTACTATCAAGTTTCTTAAAGCCTTTTGCTATTAAGTCTTTTTGAAAATTGTCGTGTTTAACTTTAAGTTTTGCTTTACTATTCATCTATAATTAACTGTACACTAACTTCCCTTCCATTGGCACTATCAACCGTTATATCTAAAGGAAATGTCTTATATCTGGGAGAAGACGAGGACTTTCTTACATAACCAACAAGATTCTGGTCTGAACCGTAGGTTCTTGAGGTAGTAATATCTCCCCCAGAATCGGTTAATCCGTATATGGTGGCTCCTGTTACCTTAATTGTTCCTGTATAACTTGTAGAGCCAGAATCAGTAGTTGTGTAGCTATACTTGTTATCTGGGTCTACTCCATCTAAGGTTATCTGATGCGCCCCCCAATTATCCTCAACTTTATCAGTAATACCTTGTATATTTATATATTCATTGTCTTTTAATCCATGTCCTGTGTGAGACACTGTAGCTGTTGTTCCTGACCTGGTAATAGAAGTAACCGTTTCTTCAAAAGGCAAATCTCCTGTAGCATCTTTGGCTTCCAAAAACACTCTGGCATTTTCAAGGTCATCTCCATTGTGGTCGTTTACATGAACTAGGGTTGCTACGGGATCTATAGACAAAGTAACTGTTATTCCTGCTGCATCATCTACGCTGAAATTGCTTGTTGTAGCTGCTGCACCATCTACCGTACAATTTTCCAAAGACAGAGTAAGAGAGCCGCTTGTAGCTAAAAATCTAACTGTGGAATCATTTGCGTCATCTGTACTCCCAAACCCTGAGAAAGCTACGTTTCTCAGTGTCAAGCTGGAAGTAACACTGGTACCAAAATCTATGGCGTGGTGAGAGTTTGAACCCATCGAAAAAGTCGTACCATCAAGGTAAGTGTCTGTGTAAGCAGCATCTACATAAGCTGCACCAGTATCAGCGGCCACAGCTGACTCCAAAAAGTTAGACCCCTGCATATCACCCGTTGTAGTTACCTGTCCACAATTAAGAAAGGTACAAGTATCAATTGTTGCATTGGAATCGAAAGAAAATGTACCCATATCAACAAACTGGCAAGTTGTCCAGGTCATTGTTGGATTATCGTTTGTAACCCACCTACCCTTACTTGTTGTTCCAAGAGCTTTTACAACTAAATTAGTAAAAGTAATTACCGAAGAAGCGTGATTACACTCCCAAGTGTGAAAATTAGAGGTAACGTGGTCATGGTCACGAAGGAAGATAACCTTACTCTCATCATTAAATTCTACAGCGTTCGTAGAAGTGCCAAACTGTATAAGTCCAGAGTTTTCAAAAGCTCCTCCTGGCTCTTTTTGAACCATTAATCCCCACCTGTTCGTAGCAGTTTCCAGATTGGTCATAATTCCATCAAATGTAGCTTCTGGGTCAGCACCAGTTCCGTATTCAATTACAATATCGTGTCTACCTTCACGAACTGTATCCAAAGAAATCGTTTCACCTTTACTTGGAGAACCCGCTGCTGTAGCGTCTGCCATTACACCAAAGGTTCGTTCTACCCCTGCTGTTGGGGAACCTGTAGTATTGTCCCCAGCAGTATCCTCATTTACACAAGCAAACAACCACCCTCCGAAAGGCACAGTGTCCGAACCGAAAACCTCATAATGTTCATAAGCATTTGTAGCAGAACCAATAAGAACCTCTAACCCTTGTCCTGCTTTGGTATCTAGTGAAGGAATTGAGGTAAATGTTATCCAAAAAGAATAAGCACCATCTGTTCCTGAACCACCTTGATCTGAACCGGTATCATAAATCATACCCTTCTGGTCTTGTCCGAAAGCGTCTTTAGTCATACTTTGAGTATCTTCTATAAAAAGCTCGGTAGAACCAGGATTTAAAGCTGCGCCACCACCACCCAAAGCTGACCAATTGCTTGATGAAGCTGTCTGCGTATCATCTACTATATCTACTAAATTTGTTGTATACGTTGCTGTTGCCATATTATCCTTCTGGAATTGCGTCTATTTCTTCTTGTGTCAAATCTTCATATTCTCCTTCTGGTCCTTCTTCTGTTAATTTAGTTTTGTGACATGGACATATAACTATCTGTGGTACCACGTCTTGATCACGAAACCACATAATATTTTCACACTCTGAACACTTTGTATATGCCCTTGCCATATTGTTATTTTATCAAGCCGCTACTGAAGGCGCTATGAAGCTCTAGTAATCGTCAGTGCGCACAGCGGCTACAGTTTGAGCTGTTGATTTGAATTGTGCCGAATCCGACTCAAATGTTTTAATTGGTGTGCCTCCACCATCTCTTACTCGTACAAATAAATCTCTATCCGTTGTATCATGGACACCAGTGAAGGTTTCACTTCCTGCATCTGCCAACACATCAATAAATGCCATAAAAGCATTATTATCTACTGAAGCGTTATCCGAAGAAAAGCTCCAAGGAGCGCCAGCAGTATCAAATGTAAAGGTGTTTGTACCATTATGTGATTCGTAATCTACCCTTCTGTAAATACCAGAGTCTAGTTGTATTCTCAAAGACGAATTTTCTGCCGCCAAACCAGAATCGGGCCAATTAATCTCTGTTGCTACAAAAGGAACTGTGTCTGTTCCTGTCTTAACAACAAGTACCGTTTCTGTTCCACCAGTAAGAGCTGTAGCAACTAACCACTGTCCTCTATCTAGCGATGTTCCATTTCGTGGACCAACTAGCACCCTGTCCTGTCCACTTATTAAACCTGAAACTGTGAACAATACGTTGTTAGGTGGTGTTCTGTCTGTATTTGAAAGGTCAAAGAACTTATCGTTTTCACCGACATCATCTTTATCAAAACCAATACCATAAGTTCCTATGATGTTTGAACCCGTAGATGTTCCAATAAACTCAGGATTAAGAGTTCGTGTAGTAATTGTGGAAGCGGCAGTAACATAGTCTGTTAAAGCATCAGTTCCCAACCCCGCTGTAGATCTAACCTCATTATTATCAACTGGATTTACACCTGAAATAACTTGGATATAAAGCTCTCCAGTTCCTGTATTATCATCTATGGCAAGAGCATATCCGGAACCACCTGAATACTCCTCATCAGCTACAACTGTAATATTTGCATCAGCACCTGAAGTAACACCATAAATATCGTCTGTTGAAGCGATAACTGCTGCTGAAGGATTTTCCAGTGCAACAATCATGTCTGTTCCGTCATCAAAGAGAACTTGCCCTCCCGACTTTGGACTTGAGGTTGTTCCATCAGCGTATATTGCAACATATTCACCTTCTCTGAAAGAGCCAGTTAGTCCGTTGTAAGTTATCCTTGTTCCCCAGATAAGAAGTTCGTCATTAGTTGCTTCTGTTTCAACTACTCCTGTTCCTGCTTCTGCATCATAAGCTACCTCTACATTAATGCCCTGGAAAACCTCTCCTGGTACACCGTGAATAACTGGAGATGATTTGATTTCATGTCCAAAGTCTATTGTGCTAGAGCCTGTCCAAGAGGCGCCTGAAGAAGTTGCACCATCTTGACCTGAATCTTGGCTTGAACCATATTCAACCTCAAGATAGTTGGTTGCAGAACCGTCATCGTGTCTTAGTGCAATAAAGTATTGAGTAGAAGCGGTGAGTCTTAGCCCGTCAATTTGGTCTGCACCAGTAGCAGGATTGAATCTGTTGAATCTAAAGATAGTTTCCTCATAAGAGCTTGTAAAAGCTGATACAATAACATCTTCACTTCTAGCTAATACTGCACCAGTTGGAGCATCAGGGTTTCCTGTATCAGAAGCGTACAACTCTGCGTACACTGATCCTGTTAGTCCGGTTGTATCCTCTGCACCAATCTTGATTTGCCATCTTGATTCAGTTAGTAATTCAAGAGTTGCGTTGGAAGTAAACTGCATAGCAACACCATCGTTGGTTCCATTGTCTAATGTCTGATCTGAACCTGTTGGTGTTCCAGAAGTAATATAAGTTTGATGTGATCTTTGAGTAATCCACTTGGCTCTCTCGTAGACATCATTAACCTCAAGTGCTGCTTTGGTCCATTGTGAATAGTATTCATTGACTCCTGCACCAGTACCATTTCCGTCAATATCAATTTGCTGGTATCCTTCTGTGTTAGTAATAGTTGTGTAACCTTCAAGAGTGCTATCTGTTTTCTCGTTGAATATATCAGCACCATTTGAAATAGCTGCAACGGAGTTTCCAGTTCCAAGAGTAACAGGGAATCTTCTGTATTGATCTCCAAGCTCTCTTGCCAATACAGTAATTCTTTGACCATCAATATCTGCTCCACCCTCCCTAGATTTAACAAGATGTCGTGAGAACACAAGTGAAGGTGAGGCTTCTGCATTAATTCCAGTTCCCCAGAAAGCAGGTAAAACCTTACCACCCTGAAGGATCATGTACTCAGTTCCTGATTCAACTGGCCCTATGACTGCCAAGCCTGAATAGATATCATCTCCACCATTTTGAGTGACTGAACCATCATAAAGGTGGGTTGCGAAGGTGTCGTCAATATTAAATGGAGAATTGAGGGTAACTATCTGGTCCGTAGAACGATCAAATGGGGTTTCCACAGTAATGTCCAAGAGGTCATCACCAGCTGCTTGATCATCGTCCTGTTTATCCATCAACCATTGAATAAACTCCAAGACAGTGTGTCTATTGGTTTCTTTCGCACCTTCCCAGCGGATATCTCCTGCTGCGTTGATTGATATGTCTGCGTCTGCTATTGCTGCCATGTTTTATGCGTAATTAGCTTTTACTTTCTTTTCTTTTTTGTCTTGTTGAAATACTAAGGTCACTTTACCAGCTTTGGATTTTTTGAATCTTCCCCAATTAGTATAAATGGCCTTATCCTTACTTTTATACTGTTTAGTCAGTTCAACTTTCAGTACTTTCTGTTTTGCTTTTGATTTCTTCTTTGCCATTTTAAAATGCGTCGTTGTAATCGCCGTAAGTAAGTCCTGCTCTATTCGTCCAAGCGTCTGAGTAACTTGTAACTGCACCGTTATTCGCTACAGTTGCGTGTTGTACTGTAAGATCAGAGCTTTCGTCTACCTCTTGAACGTACCAAGCACCTGACATTGATTCCTTACCTACATATGTTAAAGTTGCTGATGCTTCTTCTAAATCGTTAGTTGAAAAACCGGCTGCTGCCTCAGATGTAACTAACTCTCCATCTGCGTTTACTTTTAGTCTCACCTTTTGAGTGCCGTTTGAGTCCCACCCATAGAGTAGAACTCGCTTTGTAGGAGGAGCCGAACTATCTTCGTGTTCCTCTTTCGCAACCTCCGGAAAATACTTTATTGTTTTATTTGTTGCCATAAAAAAAAGCAACCCTTTGGTTGCCCCCCATGTGAGTAACTGTATTTAAGCATACTTTGTTTTATTTTTCAAGTCAAGTATGATTTTTTCAATCGCTTTGTCCACTTTTTGAGATGTTTTGCTCCTTTTTGACACACCCATGTAGGATTTGAGTAATTTTTTAAACGTCTTTGGTTTGATTTCAACAAACACGTCCTCGTCGTTGTAAATTATTGCTATTCTCATTGTTCCATAGCTCTTGCTTTTGCTTCTAATATCTCAGCTTGGCTTCTAATTTTCACATATCTATACATGTTATCTATATCAGAGTCTCCAATATTGGGAAAGCCAAGTCTGTACTTTATATTTTTCAAAACATTAACAACTTGCAACTCGTCTCCACCCCCTGTTTGTCCTGCCGCCCAATTATAAATAGTGGACAACTTCTCCCGCAATTCGGAATTTATCTTAACTGGAGGTACTTTAAAAAATGCTGACATCAAATCTAATCCTAATTCCGATTCGTCTGGTTTTTCAGCAGATTTAGGAATCTCAGGATTTGGATCGTGCTTTACTCTTACTTTTATTCCCGCTCCTTTTAGCGGAGATGATTTGTCCATAAGCCTTAGTCCACAGTTTAGCACACTTTTCAGCGTCTCGATTAGTTTTTACCCACTTTAGAGCTGCTTTTCCTACATTTTTTCGAACCTGTGGCTTTGTTAGAAGCGTTTTAAGGGCCTTATAAAATTGTTTTGGTGTATTATATGCCAAAGCTGTCACTCCCGGATTGATTTCTTCTTTGTATGGCGTAATATTGCTAACAACCGATGGAATTTCCAGAGCCGCCATCTCATACCATTTAATTGCCGACTTGTAATAATTAAAAGGCAAATCTGCTAATGGAATAATTGCAGCATCTAATCTAAATGTTGCCATGCGGTATGGGTGCGCTTCAAATGGTACCCAACCAAACGCCTCTACCAAATGCTTGTTGTCATCATCTATTAGACCCGGAAAGTGAACACCAATGAAATACATCTTAAATTTAAACTCTCTTAGCAACTGATTTAATGGTTCCTTGATAGTATATAAATCCTCATAATGTGAAGACCCCCCAGCCCATCCAACCCTCAACTGCTTGTTCGGCTTTAAAGGTAAAACCTTCCAATTTTCAAAGTTTATACAATTTGGCAAAATAGTTACATTTCTATTATATTGCAAAGCATATTCTGCCAATTTTGGCGTTGTCACCGTAACCAGATCAACAGCATTGAGTCCTTTTAAATGATGTTCCATCCTTTTTCTATTCTCCTCTCTGTCCCAGCCCAACTTCCCATCTTTCCAAAGCCACTCTTTAGCATTTTTATCATAAAATTCCTCAACACCATATTCCCTATAATGAGCTGAATATGGAGAAATTATTTCAACATTGTCATCTATGTCCATTACAATCTTTGCTGTTAGATTCTCAAGTCCTGGTATTTTAAGGATTTGAGCCAAGCCATCCTCCGCACCAGGCCGCATAAGAATAATATCAGACATAACAAAGGCTCTTACAACATCTTCCATTACATCCTCGTTCTTATCTATGATATGGACATCGTGTTTTGTGTACTTTTTAATCAGACTAAGTGGCTGTCTGACTCGATACCAGCCACATCCACCCATATCTACCGGCAAGCTTAAAACTTTAATCATTTTACAAAATCCTTTATTAATTTAATTAATCTCTTATTATAAGTATCATATATTTTACCACTCCTGTCAGAAGTAAAATTATCCCGCCTTTTCAAGCTTTCAATAACCCTATCTCTTTTTCTAAATATACAAACCAAATAAACATCATCTTCCATCAAGTCCAACCAACCCTTTCCTGTAATACAATTCCTAGGATCTTTAAATCCCCACATCTTAGATTTGTACTTATCAACCAAATACTTCATCTGCGGTTTCTCCTCTTTCATAATCTTATTTACAACTTTAGCCGGAGGAGGCTCTGTCCAAGTCCCCTTGCCCTTACTGATAATAAAAGAGTTCATTACTTGAAAATCTCTTGTTTCAAATGTTGGTTTATCATCAGCTACAATCTTTATTCCAATAGCTTTAAGGGCTTTAGAAAGCATAGAGGTTCCAGACTGGTGCATGCCAGCTACAAAATATGTCTTTGGTGATTTATCCCTGATTCGGATTGTCATATTGTTTTTTTATCCAATAATATGAACCTGTCGGTAAAGTTCCATTAAACATAAAACCAACAATTTGAGCAACATTTTCCGGGGAAAGTCTTGTAGCCACATCTTCTTGCGGAAAAAGTGCATGCCGGTACTGTGTATCAACCCTTGAAGGACAAACAGAATATGCTTTTACCTCAGGTCTTTCCTCTGCTATTGCTTGGGTAAGTGTTATAACTCCTACCTTTGATATTGTATAGGCAGACCAGTCCTTATAACTATCAAGAGTTGGCCTGGAACTCATATTTACCATTACTCCACCATCGTTCATAAACTCGGAAGCCTCTTTAGTAAGAAGAAACATTGAATCAAGATTGTAACCCATTACTTCTTTCCACCTTGCAAGAGTGGTATTTCTTATACTTTTCTTTTCATACATCCCGACATTATTAAAAACATAGTCTGCGGACTTTATTTCTCTCCAAACACCTCTAACACCATTTGGAGTAGTCAGGTCAGCTTTAATAACTCTATGCGGTAATTCTGCGGAAATCCTACCTGTAACTATTGTTTCTGCTCCCAACTCTTTGCACATATCAGCAACTGCAAGTCCAATACCTTTTGTACCACCAGCCACAAACAACCTTTTGTCTTTCATATCTGGTAGCCATTGATGCTCAACACCAATTTCCGGCTGACAAAATACTTTTTCCCGTTCAAAATAGCTCATATAATATAATCTTTTAAGTAAGCTTCAAAGGTCACCATTTTCTATTCCTTTTTTAATTGAACTTGTTGATATTCCTTCTGTGTAGGGAACATAGACAAGTTCTATTCCTAAGTATTCCAGATCCTCTGGTGTCATTTCCATCTGCTTGTAATAATCCTTTTTAACCCAATCAGTACCGACAACCAATATGCAGGGAGCCAATTTTTGCATTTGCTTCCTAAAACCGTATCTAGTATTCTTTAGCACTTGAACGACATAAGTGCTAGATTCTAGTATCTTTTTTCTGTGTTTGTAAGGAAATGCTGGTTTCTTTTTATATTCAGTTACAAATTCATCTGTATTTAAAAGGACTGTAACGCCCTTTCCATCAGATATGGCATTACATCTTTCCAATAACTTTACATGACCATAGTGAAATAAATCAAACACTCCTGCTGTTACAACTCTCATAAGTCCTCCCAAAGCGTCAAATGATTCGCATCCTTTACCCAATCATCTTTTTTCTTCTTAGGTGTTTTCCAATCCTTTCCAAATCTCCACTCCAAGAACTTTTCAAGCGGCTTAGGTGTCGGATAAGTAACTCCTTTAAATTTTATCTTTCCCAACTTCTTTATGAATTTCAATGGTTTTTTTATTATTCCTTCAGCACTCCAATTAATACCAAAATCATACCCAGGATATTCATGATAAAAATAAATATCAAACAAGACCTCATGGTTATTCTGATCCATAAAAACCATCTGCATCGGTCTGTTTTTTACAACCGTTGTATAAACACAAGGCATTGATACTCTAGCCATTTTTCTTGTAAGCTTCTTTACCTGTTTATAAACATCCCAATATATATCAACCAGTACGCAAATATCTATATCAGTATCATGATCTATTAACTTCTTGTCCCTATAAATTCCCAACAAGTTTCCGGAAGTGATCCAATAATGATATCCCAACTCCTCCAATATTTTACAACCCCGCTCCATAGTCTTTTCAGCATTTTTCCCTTTAATATCTGTAACTTTAAAAGAGAAATGTTTTCTTGTAACTATATCGCTTTTTTTAATATCCGGTATCATATTTTTTTCACCACCCACCAGGGTTTTACCAATTCATGCTGTGCGGCTTTTTTAAAAATCTTCTTGTCTGTTAGCCAATCTGGACCATACAGTGTCGTCAAAACAGTATTAACAAAATCATAGACATGTGCATTTGGAAATTCCAATATTTTCTTACGAACATTACCTTTACTTCCTTTTTCAAACTCTCCTGATTTTCTCCAGCCACGGTAGATAGAAGCTATTTCCGGGTCGTTATAAACACGATAAATTTGTTCTCTTATCTTCTTGTTGTATTTATCTGCTAAGGCATTGAGCGACATCCTTAATCTAAGATCTGGAGTTACTTCGGAGTATCCATCAGTTTTACTCTTACTTGACATATATTCATAGTATCATAAAGAAACATAAAATGAAAAGAGGCGCAGATGATAGCGCCCCTTAGTATAGTGAGTAATAAAGCTATACCAGACTTCTTTTAGCTTGATGCAAGTGTAGTAATCTGACCACTTGCGGCTTCGTTTCTCGATTGCAAGGTAAGCTCGCCGACTAACGCTCCACGCCTAGAGTCTGAGACATTTGCAACATCTTCAACTTTAATACCTCGGAGCATAGCCACGTTCCACATGTCCCTTTGCAGAACTGCAACAACAGTTGCGGTCATGAAAGGATCAAGCTCTATTCGCTGCACACCGAAATCTGAGTAGTAAACAGAGACATAATTTCTAAGTTCACCATCAGCTTTCATTTCTACGTACCTGGTATTCTCAGATGAGAAAGCAGATATTTGCCTCTTTTGGTAACCATTTACATAAGTGTAATCCGGTCTTCCACCAGCTGTCCAAATTGTTTGCAAAAGATCATTGTACATATCTTCTGTCAAAGCGTCTGCCGAACCAGTACCAGTCTCTACGTTTGTAGTCATGTAAGCAAGAATACCTTTAAGTTCTCTTGCTGTACCTGAAGCACCCGAATTACCAGTTCCAGTAATAAGTGCTGCTTCTACGTCGGTTGCAATTTCTTTCATCCTTTTCTCCAATTGATATTGGAACTCGTCTTCAAGACCTGCAACTGAGACTGCCCTTTGAGTTTCAGAAACCTCAATGGTTTTGCTGAAAATCTGGGTATAGTTACCGTCTCGTGTTCTAACGGCCGGAAGTGCAAATGCGAAATCTTGACCCTCTTTTTGGGCGTTTGCACTACCTGTATCGAGTGTGTCAATTTGCCACTCATGATAAGTAGCTCTTGCTTGTGCTTTTCCGAAACCAGAGAACAAAGGAGTTTCATGGCGTGTAATTGTAGAAATTAAGTCAGTTAAATCCTCCCTATCACCAACGGCTAAATAGGTTCCTAGTGCTGTAGCTGTAGCCATATATTATTCACCTCCCTTCTTAGCTGGTCTTGAGGGCTTTTTTAGTAATACGCTTTAACAATGTGTTCTTTGCAGCGGTGTCACCTTCTAAAACTGCCTTTTTAAGGTCTGCATCACTAACACCAGCCTCCGCCCCTGTACCTGTGGAAGCTTCTGTCTGAATACCTTCTGATTTGTTCAGGGCTTGCTTGATTTGCCAGTCCGTCAACGCTTTTTCGTTCAGTATCTTGTATGCGGCTTCAGGATCACCTATTTGTCTATCAAGAGCAAATTTTACAACCTTATTCTTATCAAACTTAGGTCTTCCGTCCTCTCCGTCGTATACGTTCTCTAACCGAGATAGTTCCTGTTTTAGAGCGTCATCATCATCTTTCTGACGCAGCATTTCCTGAACTTCCTCTCTTGGTACAAATCCCATTTCCTCGATGGTCTTTTTGATCTGTTCTTTTTGAGCTAATCCTGGCGCACCAGAAGTTTGCTCTTGAGAAGTAGATCTACCTTCAAGTTCTTGGACTTTTGCTTCCAATTCAGCTACTTTCTTGCGCTCTGCATCTCTTTGTTGTCTGAACTTACTCAGACGAATAGAATAATTCTCAGGCGCACCACTATCCACTTCGGTATCAGCAGCGCTTGCCGACTCCTCTGCTTCAGTAGCCGTTTCTTTCCCGCCTGACGATTCAGCGACAGGGGTATCGGTTTCCCCCGTGGTTGGTGTAGGAGCAGAATCGCCACCTTCACCGACCCTTACGTCTTCGCCCTGTGATTCATCTTTCATGTAATCACCCCCTTTCTATTGTTCTACAATTTTTACGTTGATTGGCAACGGCTAAACTATAGATAAGCCTTGGGCGGCGCTTCCCAAGCGGAAACCATCAAGTCTTTGATGACTTTCGCTTGGAATTAACCTCCAGGATTTGTTTGTTGAGCTACTGTTGCTCTAAAAACTTGTATTGCTCTAAGTGTTGCAGAGTCTAAGCTTTGTGCTTCCTCTGACTCAAGATACTCATCAATGTAAGCTATAAAATCAGCTCCAACAGCTTGTGGAGGTTGCGGCTCCGCGCCATTAACTATTGCTTTGAGTGCTGCTATTGCCTCTAACCTTCCACTTGGCACTGGGCCTGCCGGTTGAGGATTTGATTGATTTGCTACTTCTATTTGAGTTGCAGCATTTTCGAGCTTCTCTTTTCTGGTCTTTTGAATAACCTGTGAAACCGAACCAATATTATACCCTTCCAATAAAGTTTCTTGGTCAATTGCTTGTAACTGGTATAGCTCTTTTAAGACTTCACGCTTTGCCTCATTAGTCTGAGCAAGCCAGGAAGTAATCTTAACATCTACAATATTGTTTGGTTTAATGACAAGCGCACCTTCTGGCTTATTGCTGGCACTTGAACCGATCACCTTTGTAAATTCCCTTTGCCCGCCGGTTGTAACAGTAATAACATTTCTGGCAAACTGGTATTTCTTTGATGCTAAGTAAAGAACATATTCATATACTTCCTCCAAAAACTCCTCCACGTTCTCAACTACTTCTGAGAGGTTATTCATGTCTCCTATTTGAAGCGCTTCCACACCTCTACCTGACTTAACGCCGGTCGGAACCCTGCCAAGCATCGCATCATGGCTTCCACCAATATCCTCAATGTATCTATTAACGTTCTCAATCTGTTTAAAGATAACAGCAGACAGTGGCCGGATATCTGCCTGGTTCACATCAAAACCCCGCTTTTTCTCAATTATTTGTCCGTGTGCATTATTAATAATCCTAACTCCTGCATTTTTATCAGCCACCCACTTACCCTTATTCATAATATCGTTCCACTCGGCAATCGAAGATTCCAACCTATCCAAAAGCTTATTGGGAGAAATAAGGTTCTTAACCCAGCCTTGCCCATACATTGAAAGAGGTTCAATATCTGAACTGAGTCTGAAGAAAGGTATTCTATCAACCTTGGCATCTTCGGGTTGTCTGATTATTCTATTCCCGGCAACAGCGGCAATCATTATCTTGGGAACTTTCCTGGTCTTTTTAACTTTCTTTTTACCAACCTTTTCCTCGTATTCCTCGTCTTCATAAGATCTATACCAGTGTTCTCTGACAATTACTGTTTCACCCTCTTTGTCCTCATTGAAATCTGACATCCCTTTCTCTGATTGAAGAAATCTTGCTTTTAATGACGAAGCAGACAAAAGATCATCCGTCTTCATATCATCAGGAATATCATACTTTGGATCCCTTCTTAGGTCTTCCACATTTCTTCTAACTGCCAAAATTGCATATCTTGCCTCTGAAGGGTCTCTTGCTACCGGATCCCAATATAGATCATATGGGTCTACTTCATTTACAACAATTTCTTTTTTTACATTATCAAAAAGTACCTGCCAATAACCCACTGAATATTTCAGCGCATGCCAAAGGGTTCCTTTAAGTTTCCTTCTAAGGCGCTGTTTATCATGAAAAAAGTCCAGGAACCTGTTTAGCTTATTTGTTTCTTCAACATTTTCTTCTGTCAGGTCATCTGGGGTTGCTTCTGCACGGGGTCTGCTTCTTAGTACAAAGTTCCTAACTGAACGAAGCGTGGAAAATACTTTGTTAATTACTATCTTTACTTGCCCTTTTTCTTTAACAGAGGAAACTATTTGCTGGGTATCATTGTCCCACCTGGCATAATGATTACCAGATACAAACAGATCATAAGTAAACCACTTCCAGTCAAACTCATTACGATTATTCTGCGCAGATTGCCACTCCCTGTCCAAGCGAGCCTTTAATGCGCTGTCTTGTTTAATTTCCTTCTCCTTCTTTTTCGCCATATAATTTATCCTTTACTTCTTCCAAAGGGACGAGACTTTCCTCATCTTCACCATAATCGTTTTCTTCTGGAGTTTCCACGTCTTTAAAATCCGAATAATCCCTAGACATAATCCGGTCAAGTAGTTTTTGCCTTTCTTTATATGTCGCATACTCTCTTATTAATAGTAGCGACGTTAGTATTGAAATTATTAAGATTTCCATAAATCAAATAGGGACCCTTCCTCCCAAGAGTCCCTAATATGAACTTATTTATCTTATCCTGATTTTATATCTGTGTCAATTATTTCACTTTTTTTGATTCAGTCTTGTTTTCAACTTTTATTGCGAACCCGTCTTTATGTACTTCACGACTCGTCATTTGCTGAGTATAGTATACATGATTAATCTTTCCTCTTTGGTAAGTGATCTTTATTTCTCCAAAGGCTGATTTATCTGCCATATCCAGCATTTTATATATAGTTTCCCAAAGAAATTTGTCCCATTTACCCAATTGATGCAATTTATAGATCTTAGGGAAATACACCTCCAAATCTTTTTCGAATTTAGTTTTTTCCATATATAGGATCATCCCAGAAATCGTCCGAGTCATCTTCAAAAAAGTCCTCGCGTATATTCTTGTTTGTCCAATCGGATTTTGAAGGCTTAATGTAAGTGCCGGGAATTTTCCCCTCAAGGGGATCTGTTATCCTTGGTTTGTATTCGTGCATATACATGGCATTAAGATCAGCCAAAGCATCCATCATATGATCATCTTTTTTAACAGGCATCTCGTCATCCCTTCTATCTTCTTTTTTTTCAGGATACATATAATGTTCAAATTCAAATACAGTAAATTTACACTTCGGATCCACATAAAATCCTGTTTTTCCACGCTTATCTACTTTAAGCCTATCAGCAAATTTCTCTATTTTCCACCTAACATAGTTTTTATTTATCTCCCCCGATTCCTTTTTAACAGGAATAAAGTCTACCCCCAAATCTGCCAAGTCCTTAATATCACTGGTATTGGCAGAATCAGCTGTTGCATACTCAACATTTATACCGTTTCGGGTCTGTTTGACCATTTCTGCCAATTCAGGATTGGTTAGACCCGCCTGATAGATCTCTCCATACTGGTACCATACATCATCCTTATTCACAGCGATGAGTGGTACAGCAGAAGGATTCCTGAATCCTCTATCCAAACCTTGAAGGTAATAAATGGGGTCGAATTTCTTCAAATCAAATTTCTTGACATGAAATTCTCTGCTAAATTCTTTATAAACAGCACCAACAAATGTCTCAAACTCCGCAAGGTATTCTTGTCTCCAATATCCTTCTACGACCTCCTCACGCTTTTTTTCCAAATAATCAACCGGTAAATGAGGATTATCATAGCTTGTAAACTTCCATGACACATAATCCTTGTCTTTTTTGTCTTGTCCTTTCATATACATATCAAAGAAGTGGTTGTACCCAAAAGGCGTGGAAATAAAAAGAGCCTTACCCCGCCTGAATATCAGGGTGGGTCCCAAAATAGCTTCCCAAGCATACTGAAAATTCCTCATCTGGGAAACTTCATCCAATACAAGAAAATCAAATTGTTGTCCACGAGCAGTTTCTACGTTCTCCCACCCTCTTAAAGTTATTCTGGAGCTTCCCCCCTCTTTATTTTTTATTAACAATTCCAAACGAGACTCATTAGGTTGCTTAACCCATGCCGCTTTAGAATAAGTTTTCAACATCTCCCAAGCAATATTCCTGGCTTGGTCAAAGGTTGTAGCAAAATAAGCAATCTCAGCATTGTTTTTAGCATAAGCATAAGCAACCATCTCTAAAACAGCGAGAGTAGTCTTTCCCCACTGCCTTCCACAATTAACAACCCTGTATGGAGCATCACTAACAGCAACCTTTTTTTGTGTTGTATGTAATTCAAAGGATTTAGCAGCCATTAAATTATTATAACAATAATTCTAACTAAAAAGGAAATAATAACCGTACTTTTACCGCAACTATTGACTTATACCCTATAAAGTATGTTACCCTAGTGCCATCTGTGCTAACCCACCTTAAATATTATCGTAAACGATAACGGGTCCCTCTTAAAGTAATTTTGTAACATCCATAAATGGTTTAACTGACAGAGAAGTACCAATGGATGTTATTTTCACTTGACGAGGAGGTAAGGAAATCACAAAGTAATTCATTGTTATGTTATAGGGTTAATGAGTTATGAAGCATTGATATCATCATCATTGACTATAGGAGCACTATCTACAGTTATGTTATGCTTAGTCAGTAATTCACTAGGAATAACAAGCACCTTTGAATCCTTTACACTAATGCCTTGTTGTCCTTTGTTACTAAACTCTGGCGATTTACGCTCCAGATACCATTTAGCAGTGTTAATGTCTTTATCTTTCGTTAAACTGTGCTTAACCACGCTTGAAGCCTGTATAGTTCCGTACTCTTTAGCACTATCAATTCGTTCTTTAAATAATGGGTCATCTTTCAACCATTGATAAAAAAACGGTGATGATATTTTGGCGTATTTAAGGGCTGTTTCATTACTTACACCTAGTTTTAAAATGCTTACTAGTTTTCTAGCAGTATACTCCGTTCTTTTAGTATGTCTGCCTATACCTTTAGGGTTGGGTTTAGTCAATAATTTGCGTGTTTTTTTAATTTTCTTTGAAGTAGTCTTTTTTGACATTAATTAATAATACCACATAACCAATAAAAAACCCCCATTGCCTAGTATTGCAAGATCAACGGAGGCTTGTTGTTTAATTAATACGATAGATGAAATAGTCACCTACATCATACTCATTGCCATCATAAAAGCTTATGAAATGTCCCCTCCCATCTGCTAATATTGCATCATCTACAAAGCCGTCTTTATCTTTAATCATGGCAAGTATTGCTTCATTGCCACTTTCGCACTTTTCTTGTATAGCTTTTAGTACTTCTTCTGTTACTCCCTCCGGCATATAACTAGCTAAAAACCAAGTATTGAAAGCCCAAGCGGTATCTAATATGTATTCTTTCGCTTTTTCGTCTGCCTCTTTATCGGTCAATACAAGATAGTCCCTTGAACCATATTCGAAGAGTGAATTATCATAACATGATACGCTGATATCAGTGGTTTTGGGATAAACTTTTTCTTGTATGTTTAAGTAATTGATTAAGGCTCTTTTTTTATTCATTATTCCCACCTCCTCTCAATCCATATTCAACTAATAGATTGTTGTGGTCAACTTGCATCTGTAAATATACTTTACTAGGCGAACAACTCCCAACAATATACCAATGATCATCTTTGGAATTGTATTGTTTGATCTCATATACTTTGATACCGGAAGCAGTTCTATAACTTGTTACTTTTTGTGTCCCGTGTTTCATATATAGTTTATATCCTTATAAACATAATATATATATAAAACAATACACTGTCAAGTATCAATTTTCTATCCTTATAAATTAGTAATTGAAGCGTTTACGAAGTTATGTTAATGTTAGTTGTGGTTTGGATGCCATTGACATTTTGGACAATAAGTTACAGTCAAACAAGGAACCCCGGCATAATAGTTACCGGTAGTTTGAAGTTTTGAGTTACAGTTAGGGCAATAAGTTAATCTACCGTTAGTCATCGTCTCGGTTATGTTGTTTGCAAGTACCTTGTTAAGATCGTTTGTTTTTTTCATACCCTTATCGGCTTAACCTTATCTAAATATCTTACTATCTTTTCCAATAATTCTAATCCCCTTTCGTCTTTATGATAATCCCGGAGCCTTACCCGAAGTCTACCTATTGTGAAATCCACTGCCTCTCTTTTTTCTTTTGAAGTAAGTGTTTTATTTACCATTGATAACATTATAAAGGTTGTTTATAACCTTGTCAAGTGCTAATTTATGGGCCTTTGCTACAAGCTCCACCCAAAAGCAATATGATAATAATTATTAAGACAATACTCATATCCTAAATATATAATCCCTTAATGGTGTTATATTACGCGGAGTTATGGCTCGATTATCATAGATTAATTTAACTTCCGTTGATTTTTTTAAAAAGTCATCAACACTTATAACTCCGAATATTCTTGCTGTATCGGGTATGTCCCAATCTTTGCCGGAAACAAGAACAAACAATAAATGAGTTAATAACTTAAACTTTGGGTTATCAATTTGTTTCTGAAATACCAAGAACTGATGATTATAGAAATACTTTGGATCATATTGCCCGAAATGAGTCTTGACATCAATAACATCCTCGTCGTAAATTAAATCAGCATAATCTCCTTGTCCGTATTCTTTCCTGTCTTTTCTCAACCCCTCAAATGGCACCTGCCACAAGGTTAAAAGTGATTCAACTGCTTGATGCCCCATAGATCCGGTGAAATCTCCTCTGCTTTGCTTTACTGCTGGCCTTGATTTGGCTCCAATATTTGCTTCAAAGAATTGTTGATCATCCCATGCTTTATTAATCATCTCATCCGTTACGTCAACTTTAACAACATCATCAGCTTTCATTTTCTATAATTATGATTTACCTTGCCACTCATCTAAACTCATTGTAATTTCGCTTTTGTTGCGTTCCCTTCTTTCTACCCACAAAAATAACTTATCAAATAACCAAAACATAAACTGGTGGAATTTATTCATATCTTCTTTATTGTTTTAATTATCCGGATTAAATTATCGTTGCTTCCGTCATAACAATTTGGAATTATTCCCTTCCTCAACTCCTCTATTATCTCTTTCTTTGTATCAGCGATTATCAAGTCCACCAGCTCCTTGTCGGACATAGTTCTCCAATTAATATATCTTTCTCAATTCCTTCCTCGTATTTATCTTCCAAGAATCTCACTATATCTTTCTTTTGTCTTGCTAGTTTCTTATAAATGTAATCAACTTGCGATGAAGAAAAAGGCATTTCTAATTCGTTTAATTCCTTTTCTATCTGTGCTTTTGTTAGTTTAGTCATATAAATCATGATGCCTGAGTGTTAAGTCATAATCTCCTAAATACCAACTCCAAGATGTAGTCCAACCTTTATTTTCAGATGTAGACCAAGACCATTTATCTTTTTCTGCCGATACTAAAAACAAAATGAATAGTATTGTTAGCAGTATTATTATTAGTTTATTTACCATATCTTTTCATTTGTTTCTCTATTGTCTTAAAACCTATCTCAGTACTCCGAATACGCATAAGTCCTGTTTTGAAATTAACTCCTATTACATATTCTTTACCATTAATCTTTACTGTTGTTACTCTCCAATTCTTCTTCATATCCCCATATTCTTCTTAAAGTCTTTGATACATTGGCTTTTACCGTAAAATGCTCCTAAGTCAAAGGCTTTTTCGTCTTTGTATTTTTCCCACTCACCACTCTCCATTTGTTCTACTAGGTCATTTACATTTGCCTCTGGTATCGCTTCGGTTATTAGTTGCATTATTTTGTCTCTTAAATGATTAGGGTTGCTAAACACCCTACCATCAATAATATGTTCTGTTATTATCTTTTCTATTTTATTTCTCATTTAACTGCTCTTACAAATGTCTTTTTTCCTATCTTTACGTTTAAATAACTATCATCTGTTAGTAAGTGTATTTTTGCTTTTGGATCTTTTATTGTGTAAGTGCCTTCTTTTCTTTGTATCATTTTTTCTGGACATTTCGCCTCTATTGCCCCTCCGGTATCAAATACATATAAATAATGATTATCCTTACTTTTGTACAGTCTCATTTAAATACTCAATTTTAGGATCAAATGTCATACCTTTTGTGTATCTCCACAGCTCTTTACTATTCCCTTCTGGTAGCCAAAAATCTATTATCTTAGGTCTTAGCAAGTGGTAATCTCCGGACTTACCCTTTACTGCTATCCACCTAATAGGATCTCCAGTTCTGACTGCCACCAAATCAAACAACCCAAAATAGTCAACCTGATAAGTCTTCGGAACACGTCTCGGTTTTATTTTCCAATCAACCATCCAGCCTTGGTCTTCTAGTGTTTTTTGCGTTTTCTTTTCGTATTTTGAACGTGCCATTAATTCATTGTCCTTTCCCTGAAATATTTATTCAATATTTCCCGGACTTCTTTCACGACCTGATCTTCCTTCCACTCTATAAAATTTTTAACTCTTACTTCCATACCTTTAAATTTAGCGTCAATATAAGCCTCGTTGATTTGCCTGGACTGTATCCTCATCAACCTTTTGTCTAAAGAGGCCTCTAACTCGACTACACCGAGCCAGGTGCGTATTTTGTTACGTATTCTATCTACCATTTCTCCTTCTTAAAATACTAGCAATCTTTTTAATCTCTTTTCCGGTATATAACCTCCACTTATGCTCAAACCCTGCAATGGTACGTCTTGGAGATGGTATAATACCCATCCTCTCGTATTTAATTATCGTCGGGTAAGAGCATGGCAACCCTAACTCTTTCAGATATAGTTGCAAATCTCTTTTAAGATAGAGTTTGTTTCTATCAATTTTCATATTACTTTGTTGCAAAAGGATCATCTCCATCAAACAATGCTTCTAAATTGATGACGGTTTCTTCCCATTTCTCTTTAATCTCTTTCGGTAAGATCTTGGGTGGTGAAGGAATAACCTCATACTCTGTACCCAATCCTTCGCCGCTTCTAACAACTGATATATCATAATTAATAGGACTTCCCCACTCTTTCTCTTTTGCCAATGCCCTAAGAGTTCTTTGAATACCCTTTTGAGTAATCTCTAAAATCTGAACACTTTTTGATTTGTAATTCCAAACAGGCATTGCCCAAAAATGTTTGCCACCTTCAGGATCTTGCAAATCATCAACCGGAATTTTCTCGGTCATGCGGAATCTGAGCGGTTTTTTACTACCGTCTTTTTCCTCCTGCCAAAATTCCCATCCGAGAATTGGTGAAGCAAGAACCCTGAATTTGTTTTCTCCAATTTCAAACTTCATATATCCACCTTCACCTGCCGGAACTTCATATTCATCTGGTAAAAATACATCTTCCATGTTTATCACCTACTTTCTTTTGCCATAAAATCTTTGTGTATAGCTCACTAGACCTCTTAATATTTGGTAAACTTTATTCTTTGGAATCTCGATCATGTACATAGGTATTGTGTTGTCTTCTTTTTTACCGGTAAGTGTTAAAAGAATAGCTCCCGTCTCAGCTACATAGTCCATCGAGACAAATTTAGTAGTTTTAAATCTTATTAATTCTTGTGTTTCAGTTTTCATACACAATAAACACAAAGTCCATCCTCATCGCCCAACACTCGCTCTCCACACTTAGTACAACGCGCCGTAAATTTTTCTTTTTTCGGAACATCCATTACATCTTCTCCTGCATAAAATCTTTTGTAAAATCTTTTAAATATTGGTGAAAACGTTTTTATTATGGAGTTGTTATCTTTATACATGTTGATATTAGTATAAAGAAGTATAAACGGTTTGTCAACTATTAAATATTTCCCGAGCTACAGCAACAATATCTTCAGACTCCCCCCTAATCCTTTCCATGGGGTGGTAGTATTTCTGCGCTTTAAAATACTTTTCCAAATCCGCCGAAATTTTCAGCTTGTTGCCGGATTTAAATACTTTTTTTACTTCTTCTTTTGTCATCTAAATAAAGCCAGGTTTCTTTCAAAGCAAACCTTTTCTTGATCCTTTTAACTGCTCTCTTAACTCTCTTACTATATTTCATATTGTAGTCACTCCTTTTGACTATGCGGAATATAATCGTACATTTTTTCTTATAAGGTAATAGTCCCCCAATATATATGGAATATATAAAATCTATTCTTTTAAGGCGGTTTGAATCGTTGCAGTCATTGGCTCAGGTTCGGCTTTACCCTCGTGCAACCTTGTCCTTAGTTTACGGGACTTTCACCCATACTTTCCGATACGGTTATGCTTTCGCAATCATCTGAGAAAACCCCTAATCTATTGATCCAATAGTTAGGCTCTACAACCTTTAAAAGAACTTATGTCTTAAAACAACTTATCGTTAGGTTTGTTGTTTTCAGACCATAAAAAAACCGCCCAAAAACTGGCGGTCTTGACATTTGTTTGCTAAGTTGTGGTAAAATTAAATTGTTTATATCCATAAACACACAATACAAAAAGGGGATTTGCTTGTCAAGTCCCTTTTTTTATGTAATCATGATTATACGCACTTTGGCTGGATGGGGTGACTCGTCCAGCGAGAGTGTTTTTTATTATGCGTAGACATCTAAAAATTCAGGATTAGACATGTTTAACAGCCTCCTCTATAGTCCAATAAACTTCTAAATGTTTTTCACCAGGATGAAGTACAAGTCCAAACGCCCCAATTTGTTCTGGGTCTTTCCTACCCCATCCAAACTTTCTACTATAACGGTCTGTTTCCTTATAAGTACCTAGTGCTATGCAGTCAACCGGGTGTTCATCTCCTCCATAGTCTTTAACTAATTTTCTTAGATGTCCTTTCTCGTGCATATGAGCGGTTAAAGATACGTCAGTTCCCCTGGCGTTCATCTCTTGTCTAATACCAGCATGACTTGAGTGAAACCAACTATATCCTTTGTGTCTGTGGCTGCCTGCGATTTTGTATGGCACCCTGTCTGCACCATTATCTAGCGTGACTGTTAAATAAGATAAGCCTTCCAAATAGTGTGCGTTATATTGTTGTCGGAATTTATGATAAAGAGTATGTGCCCCGCTTTTATCCTTGCTCCACATATCATGATCCCCTCCCCAACCAGCTATTAAATGGTCATCTTCTGCCAGAGTAGAAAGTGCTGACTCCATCATCAATACTTGTTCATCACCACTAAATATTTGTTCTCCTACTTCGGGCATAAAAAAGAAACTGTCGGTCAAATCGCCTACTGTTATCGCATAGCCGTTGTATTTTTTAAGCATTTCTACATCGTGTCCGAAAGCGTCATAGTCAACCTCAACTCCGCCTGAGTGTACATCGCCTATCAAACCAACCAAAATTGGTCTGGCAGTTTCAATAACGGTTTCAACACTTTCGGGAATACCCAACAATTCTTGTCTGTCTTCTTGTTGCCGTCGTGCCACATTTATCCACTCTTGAAAACTTCTTGGTGCGGGGTCTTGTCCTCTGGAGATTACTCTTGAAGAATCTTGAAGGTCTTGTGCTAAAAGTTTACGTTTAATATCATGTGCCGAAACTGGTGTTCCGTTAGGTAATATAAGACCGATTTTATCTCTTTCCATCCTTTCCTCCACTAGGTTGTCTATTTTTGTCTTTTATTGGTCTTATTGGTTTTGTGGGTGTTGGGGATTTGGGTTTTTCGGGCTTAAAAAGGGGCATATCGAAGCTTACTTGATACTCTAACTCATCTAAGTCTGTCCATCTTCCTCGTTCACACATAATATACTTTCTAAGTAATCTCTGCGCTCTATATGAAAATCCCTTAAGGGGCACCCTCTTAATGTATCTACTAATTGTTTACTTATTTTCAAATCTAGCTCTAACTCTACACGTAGAATTTCAACTATATCTTTTTTCCCCCAAACGTTCTTTCATCGATTAACAAATTTTCTAAGGGCGTCTGTAGCGGTATTAACTACCCAAAGCCCGATAACTAGATAAGGCCCCTGAATCCACTCAGGAAGCGCTTTGGTGATATCTGCTAGTAAAACCAAAAGTGCGGGTGCCAAAAAGATAAGTGCGTTCTTGGCTACCTTTTTTGCCCTCTCCTTATCAAATGTAAACCTTTTTGCTTTTGCCATACTTACTCACCACCTTTCTTGAATAAGCTAAAAAATCTTCTCCACCAACTATAACCATATAAGTTATTATTATTTTGATGTTGTTCTAGTTCTTTAGTAAGTGCATCAACTTGTCTTTGTAATACTTCCACCTGGGCTTTTGATTCCAAGCTTTCTTTATTCGCCTCAAGGAATTTATTTCTTTCTTGATTAAGTGCCTCCTCTGTTTCTGCAAGTCTGTTTCTAAGTTTCTGGTTGCCCTCGGTAAGCGCACTAACGTCCGTTCCCAAGCTTTCAACATTGTCAGCAAGGCTCTTAACTCTCTCATTTAGGTTTTGTATGTCCTCATCATATCGTTTTGCCTTTTCCCAATATGCTCTAAATTCTCCTTCATTGTTTAGATCTAATCCTGCTTCTTGTAAAAGCGTTTTAAAATATTCTGGTGTATCCATAGGTTTTTGTAAGGGTGTTAGCCACCCTAATACTGCGTTATAAGTATGCCCCTGAACGTGGCACAAACTTCCTGTCGGGTAATTCTGGTCGAAGCTTTTAAACCTCGTCATAGTACCCTCGATAAATACTGAAACATGCCCAAATCTTCCAAGCCCTGTCCCGAAGATTACGATATCACCCTTTTCAGGGATGCCCGTAGGCGTGTTTTCAATCCTTTTAAAGTATTCTGGCAAATAAGTGTCCCAAATATCTTTCGCCCCAACCACAGGCGGGCTTTGAGGGTACCCCAAAACCTCTTTAACGTATTGTCTATATAAGTCCACACATTGGTTGCCGAAAGAACCATCGTAATCTATTCCCTTTCCGTCGTATTTGTCTATAAACTCATCAAGGGTCATATTACTTGTTGAATTGGCTAAATATCCAATTAATAGCCGCTCCAACTATAACCATTATTATAGTGAATTGTCCAACAATGCGATTTCTCCAACTAGTATTTTCATCTACACAGGCCCTAATGTCTTTTATATCACGTTTAATCTCAAGTCTTAAATTTTCGATTGCTTCATGTATGTCTTTGTTTGTTACGTAGTGATTATTCGCCATACTCATTTAAATACCTTTCCATTGCCTCCCTTTGGCTTAGATAGCCGGGAATTATTGCTTGTCTCAGATCGGGAAGTCTTAACCCTTCCACAGCAGGGATTCTTGCTTTGGTTACTTTTGACAAAACTTGTGGCGATTCGAGGATTTTAGTTGGAATAGAAGATATTAAATACATGAACGTACCAAGTGAGCTTCCTGACAAGGTCTTTTTCTGTCCGAATTTTAACAAGTTAAAGATAGTTAAAGCAGCAGCTTCATCTTCAAGTAATTTAGCAAATTCATCATTACCCTCAGCAAGCCACTTACGACTTGCCAAAAGCACTTTTCTACTAACTGCAACTGAGGCAGGATTTTCTTCAATGGCTTTTGTAAAGTCTTTCATTTTTAAAACCTTATTTAGATTCTTTCTCATTTGATAAACGCCCTCCTCACTCATTTCTTTACCATATTTTTCGATGAACAACTCTTTTACCTCATTTAACTTTTCAGCATATTGTGGTTGAAGACCCTCTTGTGCTTCTACTATCAAATCATCTACTTCGTCTACAAAAATTCTGGCATTAATTTTCCTGTTACCTAACATTTTTGGTATTTTTTCTTCGGCTGGTTTTACTATATTCTTTATAAGCCGGTCTGCCATTTCCTTTCTGTTTCCTGGCTTTATTATTTTATTTTTTAACCACCCAACCAGCTTGTTTGCGTGGTGACTTTGCCAATCCCCAGTAAGACGAACTTCCTCTGGGGGTTGTCGAAGTGTCATTTGAGAAGCCTTTTTATTAATCCACCTCTCTGCACCACTCCAAATTTGACCCGCCTTGCTTGCAAATGATTTGAGCAATTCTGATCCAGATTGAAATGCTGCTCCAGCTGCGGCACCAGTAAGAGCTTCCTTACCAGTTTCTTCAAGTCTTTCTCCAACTGTTAAATCTTCTGGAGATGTTGCTCCACGAATAGCGCCAACCTTGGCACCGTGAAGCCCCATTTGTCCAATTCTTGCCAACTTACTTGTTTGTGATAATTTACCAATAGGGAGTGCATAAGATCCCAATTCTCCAGCAGCGCCAACGCCACTTGGATCCAAGTCTACGAGGGGAAGCCCTTTTCCACTTGTGTCTGGATCGAAAGCAACTGGTCCAAGTGGTCCTAATAAACTAAGGAGGGCTTCTCCAATAGCTCTTTTTTGCCCACCTTCTTTAATCTCTTGTTGTTCCTTTCCCCACCAATCCTTTGTTCTACCCAAAAACAAGTCTCCGAGAGTAGCACCGAGCCCTTTTGATTCGCTTGATTGAGATTCTACAGATGGGCCTTTTTTGGCATAATAACTTCTAACAACTTGCTTTAATTGTTCATCAGTTAAGTCGGGATTCTTTTTAAGAGCTGCCTTCATTATTGCTCTGTAGTCTTGTAAGCTTGGCATATTATCTTAATCCTTTCAAAGCTTCATCAAGTACACTATCATCTATTTCACTAAAGCTCTCGGTTTCAACACTGGCCCCTGTTGTTTCAAGATAGTCTTGAGCATCAACTTTGTAACCAGCAGTATCTATAATGGCCTGTGCTTTTCGTTTTGCCCAGCCTTTTAAAGCAACTATTTTTCCTTTTATATCTTCATCCGTATCGTTCCAATCTATCATCATATCTTTTAACCATCTTTCTTCCTCTTTGGTTACTGCTGCACCTGAGATATAGTTTCTTATTGCTGTATTAACTTCATTTACTGCAGTTTTGTAAGTTTGTATTTCCTTTGAACCAGGCGCACCAAACATCTTTTTTATACCACTTCCGATATAATCAGCGATTCCTGAGTATCCTTCTCTCCACAATCTTTCAACTTCATTTATTCCAGACCAAACTCCTCTGGACAATTCCATATCTGTTTTTGATGAACCGGTAAATTCTAGGTTTCCAAAATTTTGCGTAAGTCCCTGATATGAACCATCTTCTCCCCATTGGATTTCATATCCACTTTTTCCAGCTTCAAGATCATATTGCAATTTTTCTTCATTTGTTATCTTGTCATCATCCAACATTTTTTGTATTTGAAGTTGTTTTAATTGCTTGTCCAATTCCCATTGCTCCATCGCCCTTTTTTCTCCAGAAAGTCGTCGGCTGTAGTCCTCCATCATGGATAATGTTTCCAAAACATCTCCCTCTGCACTTTCTTGACCAGCCCTGGCTCTTTCTATATCGCTTTCAAGACCCTGCCTTCCCGCCACCAAATTAAACCAAGCAGCTAGTGATTTTGTAGGATCATAACCTTTTGGCCTGTTTCCCATATCCCCTTGAGGACCAAATATTTGTTGAGAAGCCGTACTTCCCCGATACTGATCATATTGATTTAATCTATCAGTCAAAGTTGTAGCTGTTTTACCATATCCGGCACTTCTTTCCTGAGCTTTTTTCTTTTGTTCTTCTAATTGTGTTAAATAATCTGTCATACTCACCACCCCCCTATTTTAATGGTTTAGTCCCTGGAAGCCCTAGCTTTCGTGCTACAGTCCAAGGATTCCACCCTTGTGATTTCCATAATTGTGCTGCATATCTTACATTGTAATCTGGATCGAGTAATTGTTCAGGAGTTCCTCTGTCAGGAAATCCTCTTATTTGGAAAAGCCCGTAACTTGGAATTAATTTGCCTCTTATTGGATAGTTGTCTCCTATTGCTCCTGGTCTTCCACCAGACTCTCCCATCATTACCCGATAAGCGTTATTCCACTCCTCTTTTGGAAAATATTTCTGTATAAGTGCATAAGCGTCTGTATTTGTTACATTAAGTGGCAATATATTTGGTGTTTGTTGAGCTGCAGCCCCGGTTTGTTGAGAAATAACGGGTTGTTGTGACTGTTGTGCTGCTGCCAGTTTCTGCCTTTTTTTATCAGCAGCATATTTAATCATAGGTAACATATCCTCAAGAAAATCAAACCTTTTAGTGGTTTGCTGTTGTGGTATAAAAGCATCTTTCAACACCTTGTCTACTGATTCGTAATTTATCATGCCATATATTTAGCCATACTAGTAAGCCAATCCTTTCTTTCTTTGCTTATTTGATCTGCCTCTAATAACTTTCTTTCCCTTTGTCTTTCTGCACTTTCCATACCATAATCATAAGCGTATTGACCTCCTTGTGCAGCCCTTCTTGCTGCTGTTGTAAGATCAGCAAGCCTATCTCCTGATGTTTTTAGTATATTTTCTCTACCTCTACCAAAAAATCTGTTAAGAGCATCATACCTTTGTGCAATATTACTTTCTAATCTTCCCACAAACTTACTTGCAAGACCCGGAGTTCCTTCTCTTGTTCCGGCAAGAATACCTCTTTGATTTAAATTTGCTCCTTGTTGTTCTCTTTCAATTTCAGCACTTAAATCAAGCTTTTGTTTTTCAACTCTTTCGTCTTGATCTAATCTGGCAAGAGCAATATCTCTGTCTCTTTCCGTTCTGTAAGTACCTGTTTTATAATCATAAGCAATTGTTCCGATTTGGGATTCGAGCTCATTAGCTACAGATTTAATAAACTGCGCTCTCTGCTGATCATCGTTACCAAGTGCTATTTTGTATTGGTTTTCTAACCACTTAGCTGCAAAATCGTAATCCTCATTGGCAAAATCTTTTAAATCTTGAACATACTTATCAATTTCTGGGGCGAATTTATTATAATAGTCGCTAAATATATTATCTCCACCACCACCGCCTCCAGTCCACTTGCCAGCTCCACCAGTTGCTGCGAAATCCGCATCTGCTTCGGCATCGCCCCAACCGGCGTACCCTCCATATCCTTGATCTATTAAACTTTGTGCGCTCATATTATATAAAATTTCCTAAAAAACCAGCATTGGTTTCAGTTAAAGATGAATCTTGAACATCTGTAAAAGTTGGTGTTGTAGTTCCGGTAACTATTCCAGAGTGATGAACCGCGATTCTTCCAACAGCACCGGCTCCACCAGTTTTTCCACCCCCACCACCAGAACTACTTGACGCAGATATTTTATTACTTCCCAATGTTGCCGTTGCACAAGCAAGCAAAAAACTCCCACCTGCACCACCACCACCACCACCTGCAAGATCAACAGCCGCAGCACCATTTGTTCCATTAAGTATAATTGCACCACTTGATGAAACAAAACTATTTGCAAATATTACTACAATTCCTGCACCATCTCCTCCTGCACCAGAAGCGGAACCCTGTGAGCTTCCACCACCTCCAGATCCACCCAGAACCATATCAGTTAAATCAGCACTACCTTCAGCATTACCTCCAGCACCAGGTTGTTGTGGAACACCATCAGAAGTACCGGGTTGTCCAGCAGTTCCAGCAGTAGCATGACCACCCCCCCCACCTCCACCACCATATCTTGCCGAACCAAAAACATCGTCACCACCACCACCACCATTTCCATTAGCAATGTAGTTGTGAGTATCCCTATCACCAGCAGTTCCCTCTCCTTGATGACCCATTGCACCATCAGTCGAATTGCTCGTACCCCCTCTAAATCCTGCCGAATTACCATTTATTGTTCCTGTAACAGTTACTAACTCTTTAGCAGCAAATGGTAATATTCCATAACCATTTCCGTTCCAATCTGGTATATCCCATGTTCCACTCTGAACAATTACGTTACGATACTGTGGAACAACTATTACTTGTGCCTGGGAAGCTCCAGAATCTGTATAAGTGTATTGTTTGCTTTCCTGCAAAGTAACAGTATTGGTGCCACCTCCAGAAACTACCCTGTTTATTTCCCATTGTCCAACGCCAGAACCCCTACTTTGATGGATTAAAACAATATCATTATTTGAAAGCACAGTTGAAGCTAAACTTAGAGAGCTATTTCCACTACTTCCACTACAAGAAGATAGAGTTAAAGTAGGAATTGTTGCAGAAGAATAATCACCATCTGACCCATTTCCAAATGGTTGACCAGACAGCACTCTTGAAATTTTTTGCCATGAATTTAGATTCGCCATAATTCATATTTTTTATACATTTTGTCCAATAATGTAACCATCATAAGCACCACTAGCAGTACACAGGAATCCAAATGAATCTGCTTTACTTGCTGTAGTAGTCAATGTAGGCTCTGTACCTCCAGCCCACTTAATTCCAGACCACCAATTCAGGGTTGTTCCACGGTTTCCAGATGAATCCTGAAGGAGTCTGACTATAAAGACCTGACCAACTGAAGCATTTGAAACACTTAAAGTAACAGAGGAGCTTGTTAATTCATACAGATGAACATTTGCTTCATTGAGATCAAAAGTTTCACTACTTCCACTTCCGTTGTCTTCAAGAGTAGGCTTTGTTGCTTTATTAAAAACAACTCTTGTATTAAATGTTTTAACACCACTTACACTCTGGTCGGAACTGAGATTCATGGCAGTCCCGCTTATTTTAGAAGTAGAAATGGCTGCTGAAGATTTGATATTGCTATTATCAAGATTTCCGTTTACTTCATTATAAACATTATCAAAATTTCCGTTTAAATCTGTGTAATTGACGTTTTCTTCGTCAACCCATGTTTTCGTTTTAGATATTACTCCCATAATTCAACAAAAAATGGGTCCCCTTATAGGCACCCATCTATGAGCTTTCTACTCTCAAGAATATCAGTAGTTGATAGTATTGTCAATTTCATCTTATATATTTATATTTAAAGTGAGAAACATAACTATTTACCGTTGGCTGTTCACTAGCAGTATTATGCCTTATGGAGTGAACCACTTCTTTTCCCCATGCCCTACCTCCACCAGATGTGTAATAAAACTTCTTTTCGCCACTTGAAGCGCCAGATAAAATAGCTGTTGTTCCTGTTGGACCAAGTTCAAAAGTTCCAGTTGGCCCTAAAGTTCCACCGGTAACAGCCAAATTTAAGTCTCCAAGATCTGAAAAATCTAAATTATCTATAGAAGCATACATACCGACATTGCCAATACTGCCTTCTCCTGTCAGATAACCAAATCTATATCTTTTATAAGCACTTGAGATTTTATAATCATCTCTTTTACTATCCCACCTTGCATCTACAGCAGTTCCATCATCATCTTCTCCATCTACAAGGTAAATATTTTCATTAGTAGAATCCGCCAGATAAAGATCAATTTGTGACGCTGATGTTGGATAAGCAGCGGCAAAATCAGGATTCCAACCTGTATAAGTTGTCCAAGCTTCCTCGCCAGTTCTTTTACTAGCAATAATGTCATAAACTAGCACTAAGTCATTATAAGTGCTAGAACCTGTTGGTACTGCAAAGAAAACTTTATCGTTATATGTCCAGGCAAGAGCTTTATCAAGATTAGACCGATTGATTGTTTCAACTGTTTCTTGTATCTTTGTAGAAATAATATCCCTTCTGAAAGTGTCGAAATCTGTTTGGTACAGTCTTCTTATCTGAGCTTCATCATCTATGAACCAAACCTCGTTTCCTACACGGGTTGCTCCTTTTGGGGAAAGCATGCCGACTGATTCGTCAATATTTTCAATTTTGGAGTTTGTGGAGGTAATTCTCCAGTCGGCATCTCCCCAGCCCGTTAAATACATTATTGATCTTTCTTTAAAGATAGCAAGAGCATCACCCCAATCTACTAAACTGATAATTCTTCCACCACCAGGAGAGGGAATAAAATCATAAGTAGTATCCCAAGTATCAGGATCTCCCATTGCAGACCAATAAAGCCTGTCTGTATATGTTGTTCCACCCAACAAAACATTGTTGGCAGTAAACATATGATTCTTATGCCACAAAAGACAGTTCCCGTGAGGAATAGATGATCCCAAATCAGTAAGGCAAGAGTTTAAGGTTGTACTTCCTCTGTTCCAATAATGAATTTGGTTACTTTCATTACACATGTAAACTCTGTCATTTACCGGAACATTAGCAAAAGCAAAGTCTTTCTCGGCATAAAACCCACTATCTAGCGCACTCCAAGAAGTGGTTCCTGTTTTATAATAGAGAGTATCATCTGATATGGTCAGAAGGTCTTTGCCTCCAGCGGCTCTTAAATATGGATGAAGTCCATAAATTATATCCCCGGAGAAATTGCCGGCATCAGTTAAACCATCACGCCTTACTAATTGTCCTTTGTGTGTAATATCCCAATTACGGAGAAGTGACGCCTCATAATCTTCAATTTTTGTTTCATGGTCTGTATCGTTTAATCCTCCGCTGTAATCGAGATACTCTTTTGTTTTTACTTTCATTTTTAACCATTGTACATATCTGTATTTTCGACAATTGTCACACCCTTGGGCTCGTCAATTTGTTGCTGTGAAAAACTTTGGGTCATACGCCTTATTCTTTCATCAAAACGGATCCTAAGCCTTTCTGCTGCAACATGATCATCGTCTTGATCAAGATAATTAGCATAAGCTCCATATTTTATATGATGATGATACTTAACAGGAAAGGCTGGTTCATCATCATCTTCGAAAAGTTCTGTTGGAGTATAAACATACCAAATCTTTAGTCCATCAGCAGTAGTTGTACTTGGAATCGGCATTAAGCCAATGTTGTCCCCGATAAGATAATAATATGGTTGTGCAATACTAAATCCTTGGCTTGAAGAAGTGTCAGAGTGAATAGAAATACCATGAATATCTGCATTTTGCATTGGCTTTGGTCTTTTCCATACTCCATCATAAAGAGCATTTACTAAAAGTATCTTGTCCCAATCATCGGGAAGATCGTATTCTTGTTGATTCTCTATAATTGCTGTTGTTGAAGATTTGGTAAAATATTCAGGACGTACTTCCGTGATTTCGTCTATCATATACATATAAGCGTCATTAATCCAGGTTGCAAGCCCCGCATCACCAACTTCTACGCCGGGTCCTATCATATTCTTTAAGTCTGATATTAATTGTCCTCTTGTCATAATAAAAAAGGGCTGGCTTACCGCCAACCCATCAATTGAGCTTTCTGTCTAAGATTACCAATTAAACTGAGTTCTGTCAATTCCATATCGTCATTGCCTCTGATGTATCTGTCCAAGTGGTACTAGCATCACTAGTATCTGTCCAGGCAAACTTTTCTTCTGTTGGAGTATACCAACCCCGGAGTGTAATTGCTGATATAGACTCCGAAACTGAAATATTGTCTGATTTCCCCAATTCATAGTAATCCTTTGTAGCATTAACTTGTTCTGATATTTCTACATCATCACCTGTATTTATATCGTATTCTGTTTCCCCATAAGTAATGTGCATTGAAATTGAATCAGAAACTTCGATATCACTACCCGTGCTGGCTTCTTGGAGAGGTTGTTTTATTGTAATATTTTCCGAAACAGCAATATTATCTGATTCATCTATTTCTCCGAAGGGTAAGTCTTCAGTTGTACTTTCACTTACCTCAACCTCGTCATATATTGGATTAATTTCATCTGAAGCTTCAATATTGTCATATACATCTATAATTCTATCACCACCAGAATCTAGCTGAAGATTTTCAGATACCTCAACATCATCACTGACATTAATGTTAAAATTTGATAAAGTTACACTTGAACCAATCCAGACAGGAGAACTAATAAGAGAACCATCTTGAGTTCCAACTTCATCATGTGCAATAATCCCTGAAGATTCATCTAGTTTCCAATGACCAACTAAACCGGTACTTGGCGGACTTCCACTATAAACATCACTTGCTTCAGAACTACTCAACTCTCTGTTCCAAATTCTTACATCACGAATTGCTCCCAAAAACCAATTAGGATCTGATTCATCTTCATTGTGACCAAACCTAAGATTTGCTGAGGTATTTTCTGGATACATCCCAATTGGGGTATCAGGAACACTCTCATATCCAGAACCCCCATCAATGATATTAATTTCACTGACTGAACCACCTGATAATACAACTGTTGCCCTAGCCCTATCATCTGGGGAACCTCCATAAAAGTTTATTCTTGGTGTATCTGTATAGCCAGTTCCAGCTTCATCAATTGTTACATCAGTTACAACTCCATCTGTTAATACTGCTGTTGCCGTTGCTTTTGTTCCTTCTGTTTGGTAATTCCAATCAGCCTTGTGTACTCCATTTTTATAAATATTGGACTGGTATATTGTCATTGTTCCAACAATATGTATCCACTCTCCGGGATCAAATGATTCCTGAACATAACAGCTTTCTCCATATCCACCTTCAGCATTTAAGACATATACTGAAATCCTATATGGATATGGTCCAGCTTGATTGGTCACGCGGAACTGCCACTCCTCTGTGTTAGGACTACCAGTTTGAGACTTTCCTATAAAATTTACATATTGATCGGTACCGCTTGTATCTGGGAAGTTAATTACATCTGGCCTCATCCAAAAGGAAACAGACAACTCTCCTGTTGTTGGAATACTGTAATCATCATTGTCGGTAATTTCTACATAATCATCAATACCGTCAAACCAAAGTGCTTTATTGTCTTCTTCGGCCACCTCAACGCCGTCACTCAAATCTATGTTTAAATTTCCACCCTCTTTTTGAACAGTTGCTTCCTCACTTACTTCGATATCGTCGCTCACACTTATCTCAAGATGATCTAGTTGAACATTTGAAACAACACTATCAACCTCGACATCGCCTGAAACATTTACAAAAAATACATCATCAAAAGAGGAGGCGCTTACAGATTCGGATACTTCTACGTCATCTGATACACTTACAATTAATTGTGAAATAAATAAGTCTATATTTTCAGATACCTCTACATCATCTGAGGTGTTTATCGTTTGTAATGAAGTTGACAAATCTAAATTTTCGGATACTTCGATATCGTCGCCAACATTTATCCCAAGAAAACCCTTACTCTCCAAACCTCCTGGGCCAATTCCCCAAGATGGAGTACCATAAAGAGTCAAATCATCTCCATCTGAGGCATCATTATCCAGAGTTGTTCCTTGATGTTCAGAAAAGTTTAAATTTATAATTAATCCCGTTTCACTATCAGGATCAAGAATATAGTTTTTATTATTGTCTATTTGAGTTTGGGACCTTGCTATATTCCACACACGAATATAACCACCAATAGCCCCTTTCCAGTTAGGATTAGATCCAGGTGAATCAAAGGCTATATTAAAATCAAGACCGTTGCTGCTGTTTTGGGTACTTGCACCTGTATTTTGTAATGTGTAAGAAGCCTCAGTTCCATTTTTATAAATACGGGTCTTGTTATCAGAAGTGCTAAATGTTTGAGCAACATGCACCCAAGTTCCTGTATCAAATACTGCAGTTGAAGTGTACCCATCAGCACTCTGAGAATCAAATGCCGTATAAAAATTTGCAGCTGTAGAGGGAGACCCACTATCAGTTTTTAGTTCTGAAAAGTATCCTGGTACCTCATCTCCAATATCCATTGCTGTTTGATAGGCAACTCCATCTGAAGCTTGATAAAACCAACCTTCCATTGTGTAATTAGTAAGACCGTCTAAACTAGTAAAATTTGGCAGAATACCATATTGAGTGCTACCATCAAACTCAACAGCATTACCTCCAGGTTGAACATTTTCTGATACATCTACATCATCATCAACATTTATTTCATAAAAATCATCTTGTGCATTGCTGGTAATATCTTCAGAGACATCAATATCATCACCAACATTTACCTCCAAATTAGAAACACCAGCAGGTTCAAAAGAAGCAATAACCATCCTCCACCTTCCACCATAAGCATGCGCATATCCATGAGTAACAGAAGTAGAATCGCTGTGCGGTCCTGAAGTAGCACCTGCACCTGTTCTATAAGTTTCGGGTTCTTCTTCCCACCTAAGAGTACCATCTTCATCTTCTGACGTAATATTAGGCTCTGAAGCCATAGCATCAACCACCCAACATTGATCAGCAACTGTTGTAACAGAAGCTTCAGAGTCGTCACTCGATCCATTAGCAGAATTGTAGGCATCTGGCTGTCCACTTTGAGCAACACCAGTAAGTGTGATACAACCTATTGATACATTTGCACAGGAACCTGTAGTTTCAACCTCAACAGTAGCACCTGAGGTTGTATTGGGATCTACTATATACCACAACTCAGCACGCTCTGATGTTCCAGAGCCAGTATCTTCTGAATCTATTTTGGTACAGGATTCACTATCGTAGGTAACTGCCACAACCGGCCTATTAGCATCATTGGAATCGTGAATTGCTATACCAATAATGGCTATACGGTTTGAACCGCTAGCTGTATGGGTGATGGAGAATTTATCTCCTGACGTTGCTCCACTCCCATCTGATACTGCATCAAATGCTATTGCCATTATCCAACTATTACAACTCCTTTCGATGATATATCTATTTCTAGTGTTGGTCCGCTTTCTGGGTATGCTGTTTCTACTGTTATATTTTCTGAAATTCCAATATTCTCAACCAATGCTCCAGAAGTATAGATCTCAAATTTCATTTCTAAACTCCCACTATCGGAAACAGTCCAAACCCCATTGGTATTCACTACCGCTACGCCACCTGAATATACATCCTGATTCTGCCAAACAAGATCCCTATAATCATCTGTATAAGTGTTGGTAGAAGTATTCCAAGGAGCTAAATAAAAACAATACTGGCTGCTGGGCGTAACCTGCAAGGGTGTTGGAAGATTATATTTTGTAAGGGCATCAACTCCAATATCTCCATTTTCAATTGTCCAAGAATATAACTCACTACCAGGATTATGATCTGGAATTGAATCGCCGTCCGCTGAGTCTATATAAACTTTTATACCATAAGTGCCAACGGAAGTTAGTTGAAAAGATATAGCAGTAAGATTTTCTCCATCTGTTTGAAAACCTTGCCCTCGATATCGAACACTACTCCATTGACCAAATCCAGCACTAGTATTTCCAAGATCCTGTTGCTGATCAAGAATATCACCGCTACCAATCACCAAATAGTCGGGAGGATTAACAGTAAGAGAATCTTCTACTGTAAGAGTATCACTAACATTTACAAGACGCGTGTTTGAAAGGCTGGTAGCAACAGTAACGCTTTCAGATACTTGCACATTATCAAACCACAGTGGAGGCGAAAAATAGGTAGAAAGAACTTCACCTGAATAAAGAGGTTTATAATCATATCCTGAGCCAGAATCTGCGTCGTACATTATTTCCTCAAGTCCACCCGTCGCTCTCCAATAATTGAATCCAACTAAAATTTCATCGTCTGCAAGCCTGGCATATGCGTCGTACATTGATTGTAGATAAACAACGTGTTCCGACTCAGTTCTTATGGGAGTAGACCTTGTATCATCAAGAGACCAATAATCACCCCACTCTTGCACAAAGACAGGAATTTGGCTGTGTTTGTGATAGATCTTCCTAATATCAATCTCCATAGCTTCTGGAGTAGCATTAGTCTTAAATTGCTCATGACCACAATATTCTAAATTTCCAGAATTGCCAGATAAAACCCTAACTGTTCCATCAGCTACAGTTGAAGTCAAATGAAAGTGATATGTTTGGTCTGTAATAGGATTGTCCCAATAGAGTCTAAATCTATTCCAGTCATTGTCTACAAGTGAACCGTTCCCCACAGTAACTTGGTAATTGTTGGTTTTACTCAAAAAGTCAGTATGGTCTGGTAACTGAACAGGATTGTTGTACTGATCATGAATAGTCATTGTCCAATCTCCAGTTCCCTTATCTACAATGTAAATATCAATATCCATATTTAAAGCTATCTTTTCAGGTATGAAGGAACACCTGTCTGTAGAAGACTCACTTATACTTGTAGGAACGGAGTATGTATCAGTTCCACCTACGTTCACTTGCCTAGCAGCATCGCCGCTGGAGAATCTTTCATTTAACCCCAAACTGGCCCCGTAATGGTCTACTGTTATTACATTTGGAACAGAAAACATTTCACCACTACGACCACCTTGGACAACACCTGTGTAATTTTGTGCAACAAGTCCTGTATAGCAAACCAAATCGTTATTAGCACAAACCCACTCAAGACAGTGTGCAAGCTCTATCCAAAAAGAATTGTATATTCCTTGTTCATCTAATGCTTGATGTGCATCTGCTTCAGGATATGGAGCTAAAATATCTCCGTCTGCAAACAAACTAATATTGTCTTCTATCCAATCACAGGCTCTGGCAATCCAAGTATCGGTATCTTTAATTGGGGTAATAACCATATCATCAAACTTTCCACTTGATGTTTCTCCAGAGAATCCACAGAAACCGGAACTATAAGTAGAATCGGTAACAGAAATATTCCAAGTACCAGGCTCTGAATCCCCAACGGCCCAAGCTTTACCACGAATTGTTGTTCCTTGAGCATCTAATTTCAGATAGTACCAATCATTTTCAGACCATGTAAAACCCACTTCTGCAAGGGTTTCAAGACCGGGTCTTTCCAGCCTCAGTAAATTAGTATCTCTCATCTGAAGTCCATAGCCAGGATAATTTGAATCAGTGGAACCTCTTACAATAATTTGTTGATGTCCTATCTTTTGAACTTTAGCCGTCATCGTGACATCATTTAATGGACATGGTCTATCATCTCTATACTCAGGAAAATCTTGAACAAACAAACAAACATTTCTCCACCCATCAGGAGAAGGACCATTTAAGGTGCCGCCACTAATTGACCAATTTCCGACAGAATCATAATTTGAAAGAGTGTCACTTCCAAACCGATCAGTTATATCTTCAGCTTTATATGTATATCTATTGCCGTTTCTTTTGCTTGGAGAATAAGTCATATTGTAAAGCCCGCCGGCTTCAAAGGTGCAGTCTGTCCCTCTCCACAAAACCCCTAACCCTTCAGAGTGGATCTTGTCATTAAATTGTGCAGCATAAGTAGCAGGCTCACTATCAAACTCATAACCCCTATCTGCCAACGCCTCGGCATTAGTATTCATTGGAATAGAAACACCGATATGAGTAAGATTGAAGTAGCTCGCAAGAGATTCAATTAAATCATCTGATTGAGTTGAAGAAACATTATTATCGAGAGTGTCTTTTGTCCAACCCATGATATCAATGCCCCGATATGGCATTGTTCCCATACCTCCACCACCAACGACTCTTGCGCTGACCCAATCTGATGTTCCTATGCTGTTATATACACCTGGCATAATAAAAAGAAGCGGCCTTTATACCAGGCCACTTCTTGTACCTACCCCATCACTTACACTTATTTTCAAAGGAGGTGCTCTACCATCTTTCCTTTTTATAGAAAGACTGAAGGGCTTATCATTATCTTCTTGTATCCATTTCTCAATTCGCCTAACAATAAATTGAATAGCATCTAAAAGAACATCAAAGGTTCTTATTTCATCGTTTACGTTTATTTCTAGTACGTTTTTCATCTTTTTGAAATTGTTTTGGGACTTCCAAAGGATATTGGACCCCTTCATTATCTATATGCTTTGTAAATAGGTTTGTGTCAACCAAAAAAGGATACCTTTTCTTGGCGATTTTATGCCACCCCGCCTTATTGAGGTATCCTTCCTTTCTTACTCGGTCACACCAAGCAAGATCACTTGTTCCAGTTGAAGTATACATCACTCCCAGCTTTGGGTCAAAATATACCTTAGAAGGCTCCTGAAAGACTCTGCGGGTAGTTTCTGAGCCAACCTTATACTCAGGACTATCGTTCCACATTTCTCTCAAAATACTCATATGAACAAGCAAACAACCAGTAGGAACACCATCTACCCAAACCCTATCTCCCATCTTCCAATTTGTGTAATAAGAATTTCCAATACCGCGATAAAGTAAGGGTTCGGGCGGATTAGACTTGGTAAAGTAGAGGCCAGATACAACAGGAATCTTTTCATCTCTCATGTAGTTATTTAATCTCCAAAATGCGTTTTGAGGAAGCAAATTGTCTTGTTCCACAAGAAATAACCACTCTATATCTTTCTCAACAGCTGATTTGACTATCAAATTCTGTGCATCAGAAACGATATAACGTAAAGGAGCAATTGTAGGAATCCATTGCATAAGATCTACCATTGACCAATTAGTAGGTATAAGCTGTCCATACCTAGCCAGTACCCACTCAATTCTTACAAGTCCGGTAACTGGAGTCCCTACCGCAAGTTTATGTTTCCATTTGCCTGTATTCTCAAGCAGCTTAGGACTAAAATCAAAATACTTTTCTTCGTCTTTCTTTTTCATTTTATTACTTCTGCTATTAACAAACTATTTCTAGTAATTGCATTTTTCTTAATTGGCTTAACTGTACCTATTGTGGGAACCTTTGCCCCTTTTGGTAGAATAAATAGATTTCCTTTGGAAAATCCGGCTTGTGTAAGAACATGATTCATGAAATCTTTAGTAAATGGACATTTATGATATTCCGCAACATCTGAATCTCCATACTGGTTCCCATAAATAACCTCAGCTATATCGTAATACTGTTTCACATCAAATACTCCGTTTGCGACCATATCCAACCACTCTATGGCTTGTCCGGTAAAGTTATTAGTAAGGATTACAAGCTCTCCCCCAGGTTTCATAACTCTGTGGATCTCTTTTAAGTAATCAACTATTTGATACATAGGAAAATGCTCAATAGTATTCATTAACTCTACATAATCAGCATAATTATTAGGGAACGGCATTTCCTTAATATCTGCCTTGACAGTCTTGGGATTTTTGCCCTCAATTAGCGCATGCTTGTAAATACCCTTTTTTTCATGCACCTTCTCAAAGTCGATGTACTTATCCACATTGATAAAACCCCTACGGAGCCAAATTCCACACCCCAAATTTAATCTGATTTTACTTGCCACGCTCGTTCCTTTCTCTGCTACTTAACAAGACCTGTCTTTTATGATGATCAGTAATATCCTTATCTTTTATCTCCACAGACTCAGGCGGGTGATAACTTTTATCATCTGGTCTCTTTTCTAAAAGAACTTCCAGGTTCCCGTTCTGATACCAAGAGTTTTCCACTATCTTCCAAGGTTTGGGTCGATAATTCAAATAAAGCGCTCCCTTAGTCATTGGACTAATTGGATCAAAATACTCCCAAGTATATTCATTACAAGGATTACAATGGGTAGGGTCTTGAAAATAACCCATTGACCCCGCATAAGGAGTTGCCAGCATAAATTGTCCATGAACTTTCAGAACTCTCCAAGCCTCGTCCATAAATTTAATAAAGTTTCCTTTATGAGGATTTACGTGTTCTACCAACTGAGAAGCAACAATTAGATCAATACTATTTTCAGGAAAAGGCCAGGGATATTCTTCTAAATCCCATACAACATCAACGCCGGGAAGATTTAGCATATCTACATTTATAAAGCCTCTTTGAGGTTCTTCTCCGCAGCCCAGATTTAGGTTGATATGAGACCTTTCTTTTAAAAGCATTTTAACTTTCTTGTTCAGGTCTCTTTTCTTCATATATCTACTATAACAACAAATGAGCTTTCGAGTCAACGTCGCCGTAAATACTCAAAAGCTCGTTTGTGGCGACGTTAGTTTTTTTAAGCAGTTGCAAAA